AACAATTGATCCATCTCTGGATTATAATCTTCCATGACATGAGTAATCTCATAGTTCATGTAATCTTTAACACGCTCTGCTGATTGTTGTAATTCTGGACTATTGGCACCTACAACTTGTGTTCTGACGGGTCCATCACTTGGAAGTAATTCTACATATGCCATTGCTTGAAACTGTGTAACAGCTTGTGCTAACATGGGATGATTAACAGAAGAGGCACCTCTAAATGGTCTTGTCCTTTCTTCGTATTTGAATCCTAAAAGATCTAAACCTTTTGTGTAAGATTGTTCCCAATCTTCTCTTGTGCTTTTGTCGTTATCAACTTTTTCTACTAACTCATTTGCAAGTGCCTGCATATAAGAAGGATCTAAAAATTCTGCTAAGTTAGATCCAAAACTTGCAGGTCTTTGTTCTTCTTGTTCTCCTACGACTGCAGATCCATCATCTACAATCTCTACATTAGGTTCTATTTCAGATTGATCTAGTTGCACTGTTGTGCCAGTGTCTTCTGCTTTTAAATCTTCATCACCACCTGGACCCACTGCTTTTGCGTCTCGTGCTAAATAGGGGGTTGGTGCGCTACTATCGAATTTATCTACCATTAATAATCACCATAAATATCTGTAATTGAAACTAACCTATCATCTGGCATAATTCCACCTTTCTTTTTCTTAAACAAGTACATTGGCTTATCTTTGTTACTATCAGGTAAAACTAATACATTCATTTTAACTCTTTGCGGATTATACTCTTCAATAATTATTGTTGCATTTTCCGCTTTATCTCCATCGCCTAAAGGCACAAGATCAAATCCGTCAGCTTTGGTTTGAACAAAGTATTCCATAGTTTGATTTGGAGCTATTTCTCTTCTGAGAATTACCTCATTGGGTCCATAATCTAGTGCTACTCTTTCTATTTCTGAATCTAAAAAAGCTTGTATGTTTCCAGGTGCATTTCCATCTCCTCTAGGTTCAATATCTTTTAGTAATTGAAAATCACCATCTACACCTTTGTTTAAAAACTTAATGCCTTTATCTGCTTTAGTGCTGTCAATAATGAACTCTTCCTCAACACTACCACCATATTTTTTTGCTATATTTTTAAGTTGTTGAACTCCAACTTTATCATACAAATTTCTAAACTTCTTTTTTGCATCTTCACTCTCTTTATTCCATCTAGCATTAGCGCCTACGTCTGCAGGCATAATTGCAATTTTATTAATACCTCGGTTTTCAGCATCTTTAATTACTGCTTTGAGAATTGCGTCAACATAATCTGCTTGATTATTTAAAGGTGTGGGTGGAAATGTCTTTACATTCTTCATGCTTACATAAGAGTCAGCTCCGCTTACATACCTAAGTAAATTATCACGATCATCAATATCAGGAACTTTTACATCTTTTGCTAACATCTCATATTCATTAGCTCGATTTAGATCTAGAAGTTGATTCAATACTTGTTTTTGTTGTTCTTCTAAATTGCTAATCTGCATTAGAAATTCTGGATTCTCTCTCCTAACACCTTGCATAGATAAATTATTTATTTGTTTTTGTAAGTCTTGTAGCTGTTTATTAAACTCAGGTATTTTGTCTGCCGCTGCAACATTAGGATAAGGTTTGATTAATTTACTTTCTTGTAATTTTAAAAGTGCAGGTAACTTACTATTAACCTCTGCTAAAGACTCAGCAGCTCTTTGTATATCGTAAGGACTTTCTACTCTTTCTAACGTTTGCTCTGCTTTGACTTTTTGAGCATTTAATTTTTCTATCTCTGCATTTAAAAGCTCTTGTTCTTTTCTAACTTGCGTTAGATAATCAGTTTGCATTTCTTGTATAACAGCAACATTATCACCTGCAGAATTTTTATATGTGCCTACTCTTCCAAAAGCTAAAACATTTTTTTCTTGAAAGTGTGAACTGTTTACAAACTCATCACCTGTTTGTTGTCCCGGTAATGTCCCTGCCTCTATGATTACTTCTCTATAATCCTCACCAGCTTGATCCATCCTAGCTGATCCAGCATTTTTATGCCTTGGTTTACCCATGTAACTGTCATAAGCAGGATCACCTGTTTCGGAACCTTTTATTTTAATTTTTAAATTTGATATTGGATTGTCCTCCAAAAATTCTACAAGTTTATCTTTTGATACTTTTTGGTTTGGAAAATACTTCTCAAAGTCTGCTAGATACTGAAATAAACCTGAGTCTAATAGTTCTGATTTAGGTGCTGGGGCTCCACCTTGCAACTCATTAATCCAATCTTGTGGTCTTGCAGATTGTATATTTAGATTATTAATTTTTTCTAAAGTAAAAGACTGTAGAGGGAAGTCGCTTTTTGCTACAGGTGAAACTGCAGACATTTCTCCTGTTAAGGGTTTACCAACTTTTTTTGGAGTGAACACACCAAACGCCTCGCCAAGACCTTTAAATATTTTTGGTAAGTTTAATGCTTGTAAATTACCTGACTGCACTGCTTGTTGAAAGGCACTGTCACCATCAATAGCAGGATCAGGTGTAAAGTCTTGCCTATTCATATTCTCTGTAAAGTTTTGACCACCTATGGCCATTTGCACACCGCCCCTGACCATAGAAACTCCGCCTTTTTTAAAATTTGTAAATTGTTCAATATTTGGTGTAGCAACATTTAGAAAACCTTGTTTGAAATACGGTGTTTCAGGAAAAGTTTCAATTATATTTTCTTTTTTACTTGGTCTGCTATCCATTGAAACTTTTAACTCGTTTGGATTCTGTATGTAATAATCCATTAAGCTATCAAATCTGTCTTTGTTTTGTTGTAAAGTTAGAGGCTGTTCTGAACCTAAAAAAATACTATTAAAGTTTTTTGAAACGTCCTCATCAACATTTGTAACTTTTCTAATAGTGCCGGCAACATCTTTGCCAAGTAATTCATTGACCTGTGAAATAACTTCTGGGGTTAGATTATTTTTTTTCAATCTTCTATAAATTGCCATACCCTTACGTGTAAATAATTTGTCAAAATACCTCAGGGTATCTATCTCATTTTGTATGTCTGCATTTTTATTTTTATTTAATTTTTTTCTAATACTAGCAATTGCTAAGTCTACTGCGTTCTCACCACGTTGTTGTAAAGCTAGATTTTCTATTCCATAATTAGATCTCACTAAGTTTGATACATCACCCATTGCAAACATGCCCTTACCTTTACTAGGAAAGTCTTCTATTCTAAAAACGTGTGATAAGTGTCCGTCAAAAGTTTTTGCTGCTGCATTAATAAAATCTTCCTCTGTCATTTCATCAACGGGTATGTTTACTTTTTTTCCGCCCTGTATTTTTGTTTTTGGAAACTTTGTGTAATATTGTTTATATTGATCTATGAGAACTTGTTTTAATTGAGGGTTTTCACTTAAAACCTGTCTAAATTTATTATTTGTATATTCTGATAATTGTTTGCTCTCATCAATTACTTGTTTATACCCTTGTATTTGTGATTGTGTAAGGTAACCGTTTTTTGCTTGTAGTATCTCTATATCTTTAGCTAATTGTTTTATTTGTTCTGCATTATCTAATCTAAGTTGTCTAGCATTCTCTGCGTTTGGTGGCACTGCCTCAATCCCATAAGTTTTGGCGGTGTCTTCAAAACCCTCAATAGTTCTAAAATCGTATAACACTTTTCCTTGTTCATCTTGTAAAAAGAATTGTGTTCTGAACAAATCTGCTATTTTCGATTGTGCTTGTGGTAGTTCACCACCAACAACTTTAGTTGGTGAAGGTATATACTCTCTAAATTTAGATCTTACTCCTTCGCCCTTTTCTACTTTAACAAGATTTTCAATTTCATCTATCAGCGATGCTGGAACAATGTCTGTAATATTTTGTTGAGTAGTTTCTAATTTATCTTTTGCCCTATAGTCAGTAATGATAGACCCAATAGTCCTTGAGCCTTGTTTCATACCAGGCGTTTCAATCGAATACTGTTTTAAACCTTTGCCTTGTTTTTCAGGATTAGCAACTAAGTCATCTCTAAGTTTTTCTAATTCAGATAAAATTAATTTTCTGTTTGCCGTAAGGCCGCTACCTTGGATTATGTTTTTAGCTGCGTCTGCATCTATTTTTTTACCTTTTACAAAATTACCTATAGAGGTCAATGGTATGTCAAAGCCCTCCTCTGCTAATTTTCTTTTGACTTCTATGTTTAATAATTGTCTATCAGAGTTTTTAAGAATCTCTTCTGTTCTAAGCTCCCATGGTTTTTTAAAAGCTCCAAGTTTAGCTTTACCTTCCGTTAAAAAGTTTATCGCCTTTTCAATATGTCTAATGTCACTTGTATCTCTAGGATCTTTTGATGTGCCTTTAGTCAAAGGAATATTTTTATCTTTTAAAAAATTTAAAAAACCTCTAGCGGAGGGGTTGTCTGTTTGATTAGTATATCTTGTGTAAATATCTCTGTAGGGTTCATACAATCTTTGTTGTAAATTTTCTGTTCTGACCTTTTTAGCTAATGCCTGACCTGATAAACCTGAACCATCTTCCTTTGCTAATGTGATCCGTGGTTCGGTGACCATGCCTGGTGGACCGTCTGCCCTACCACCTATTGCAGGGACAGGTGAGCCACCAAAGAATTGTTTTACTTGTTGCACCTCAGGTAAATCTGACGTTGATCTTAAAATACTGTTTACATTCTTTAATCCTATACCCGCTAATTTTTTTATAGCCACTGGTGGTAATAGAAAGTCTAAAGAGTCAAGGGGTGCCAAAGCTATTGATAGTCTGTCATCACTTGTGAGTTGTTCTCCGTCTCTTAATTTATCAAAAGCTTTTCTTTGATTACCATAAAGAAAATTTGCTGTACGACTTATGCCTTCAGTAAAACTTTGTCGTTTGAATCCTGCCTGATCCAAAAGATCCATTGCTTTTCGGTTAGTTAACACCTCTGAGGGTAAATCAAAATCACCCGCATACTCATCAAACTCTGTGCCTTGAAATGCTTGTTGTGTAGCTAATGATCTTAGTTGTTGATCTTTTTCTATTTGATCTAAGGTTTCTTGTTCCGGTGTTAATAATTTATATCCTGTGGCAATAGCTGAAGCAAAGGGTCTAAAAACTTCTTGTTTTGAAGCATCTACCCTTCGTTGAGGTATGACCATGGGTTGAACTCCACCAATCTGCATTTTATATGCAGGGTCGTTTTCAATCACATCATCAAAAGGATTATAAGCCATTAATAATACTCCGTCTCTGGTCCGTGGTCCGTGGGCTCATCTTCGTAGTCATCCTTTAATGACACAAAGTTTCCCTTACGAAACCGTAGTAATGCTTGGCTCATCGAGTCAACAAGGTCGTCATGTTCTGCGTGTGGGAACATAGCACATTCTTCTATCATCTCTTCAGCCCAGCGTTTATCCGGTGCCCATACTGCGCCGCTCTCAAACACAGGAGCCACAGCGTGCACTCTCGACAACTTATCATTGCCTTTGCTAGGTGTAAAGTTGATAACGGGTATACCGAGCTGACGTAGTTCTTGTATGAGTGGAAGGCCCGAGGCTTTTGCTTCTATGATCACGGACTCCGGTTCCCAATATTTGTATTGCTCCATGGCTACACGTTTAAGCTCAGGAAACTCTAGCCTATCTTTAATGACATCTAACAGTATTAAGTTAGGCGTAACTTCATCAGGATAGAACACACCCCACGTAGATATAGCACTATAGTCACCCGTTTCTTTTTTTGTAAAAGCTGTGTCGTAAGATTGTATGATGTGGTGCAGCATGGGTATGTCTTCTTTCTCCCACTTGTTCCAC